GAATCGATTTGCTCGCCTTGTTTCATGATAATCGCATCGATTTTATCAAATCGCTCATCAAACCGATCCATGCGACGCATCACGTGCTCTTTTTCTTGTCGCCACTCGGCCATTTCGTGTTTGCTCATTTTCTCCCCCCACGGTGAAAAATCAACTGCTGGCGTACTGCTCTTCAATTTTTGCCTTTTCGAGTTTAAGCCATTCCTGCGATTTTTTCAGGGCCTCCTCATCTCCTTGAATTTCCAATTCGTTTTTGAACTGGATCGCTGCTCGGACTTTGCGTGCGAAAATATCATTTTTTTCGCGTTCTTTTTCCGTCTCTGATAGACCGGCAATTCGTTCAGCTTCTAAATCAGCGAGAAAGACAATTTCCCCATCTTCGCATAAACATTCATCAGATTGAAGTTTAGAAAATAAATCGCTCCACTTTTTTAGCGCCTCTTTATCAAGCAAAATCGCCCCTCGCGGCGCCGAGCACACCTTGTGCTCCTGGAAAAGTTGACGATACGCCTCATCTGCCTTTTTCGCATGTTCAACAATTTCGGACTCTAACTCTTCGAGTTTTCTACCTATTTCGTGAAACTCAGCATGCAATTCGTCTTTTTCTTGACGAGAACCCCGGAATTTACCTGTTTTGAGATTTACTTTTCGGTTGTATTTTTTGTTTACCTTAATCTGCTCAGCCATTAACGCCGCTTTTTGGGCTGAAAATTCTTGTTGTTTTTTATATTCATCTGTTCGTATGAATAAAGGTTTGAGTTTGAGCTTCGTTTCTTCAGGATCGACCGGTGCATTTTCACCAATAAAAGCCACTAACCGTTTCCCTTTGTATTTTTGGTTTGAAAATTGCAAATACTTCATCTTAATACCTTACCCACCATTTGACGGCCACATTCGAGGCTCGCGTCTCGTCAAGATTATGTTCGACCGCCGGACCCGGCCCACTCACTTTCACAATATTTTCGTTTGCTCGAAGTTGTAAACTCGATGCTGATGTAACAGCTTCAAAACCGTCCCAAGTCGTTCCCGTATCAATTTTTCTTTGAGCGACAGCATTCCAACTATTCGAGCTCGAATCAACTTCATGCAAATGGGTTTGCATTGAGAATTTTTGGAAATCCGGGAAATTAGATCCTCGTGTAACGCCATCTGGATCCACTGTGGCTGTCGGGTCGTATCCACGAGCAAAAGCGCCGCGCATATCTGCGAGGATCAAATACGCGCCAGTAGTATTTCGACTCGATCCGTCTGAGTTGTCTGCGCGAAAATAGTACTCAGCCGTTGCGTTTCGCGTATTGCCCACATAACAAGCCGAATCGAGATCTACGTAATTGGCACGCAAAACCCCCTGGCCATTAAGCTCAAGAAACCGGTAGCCCAGGGTTGCTGGGTCTTGCTGAGTATGGCTCATAAAAACCGTTCCAGCTGGCGACAACGACCTTGTGATTGCGAGCAAAAACTGTGAGTTGCTGTACGTCTCACTCGACCCGTTTGGCGTCAAACTCGCGTAATCCATCACTGCCTGTCGAGCGCCCCAGTGATCATTAGGCATTAAAGCCTTAAACTCGGTACCGTCGCCAGCGCCCGGAGTCGATACATTGATCGCCTGTGTCGCCGGAAAGTTCGACCCATCTGTATTAAAATTCGCTTTATAATCAATCATTTACGACTCCTAAACCCAATTGACTGCCAGGGCTCCCCAGCTGTGTAATGGTTTGTATTTTAATATCAATTGTCGAAGTGTCCTACGATTCTGAATCGGAATATCGACAAATTCAATCGAGGTAATCGCGCCGGTTCCGTCTCGAGTCACGGCGCCTCCAACGAAAAAAATCATATTCCACCAACGCTCAACTTCTGTGCCCGTTCCGTCCGGTACTTCGTATTCATATGGTTCGATTGTAACGCCCGAATAGTTGCCGGCCAGCGCCGTCGGCTCACCACATTGAGCAAGCGTTTCGCCGCACTGGACGATATAATCGATAATCGTTTCGCCAATGTCGCCATTGACGACGAGCTCCCCGTCGAAATCAGCGCACAGTGCTAATGGCTCGCCACATTGAGCGAGCGTGTCACCACAGTAAATATATGCCTGCCCGAAAACCAAATCGTCCGGGTCAACAGCCGGCGCATTGTCGTAGACGTACAAATCGTATCCCGCTCGCTGAAGCTGAGTTTGTAGGAAATCACGCGAACCGTTCGCGCGCCGAGCGTACATAATCGCCGCGAGCTGAGCTCGCCGATCCGCTTCGGTGATGTTATTATTGGTTTTTATGCCATATTCTTTTTCGAGATCCGATAATAGCTCTGTTTTATCTGGATTTCGAACGTCTGCCAGACCAGCTAAAAACTGCCTGATCCGCTCCTCATTTTGACCCATCGCATCAAGAAAAAGATCGAAACCTTTCCCCTCAGCAGGACGCCAAAGATCTCCTGGAGGGAGTAGCGAAGCCAAAATGTCTTTATATTCAAGGCTCATACAGTCACATACGTTATTTGTTGCAGTTTAGCCAATTCACCCATACCAAGCGCATATGAAGTCAAATAAACTCCGATTTCCGTGCCAAAAGCTACGCTCGATGCAGACGCTCCATATTTCGAGAAAACATCTTGCGAAACTGTCGAAACTGTCACGGATGTAATCGTATCGTTTCGTTCAATCTCTACATCAACACCATCGACAAACATAGTAATTTCGCGCAAATACGTATCGAGCGCCGTTTCTAAGTCATCTTTGAGTTGAGCTTCTTTATCCGCATCAACTGTCAAATTCCGCACTTCAACGTAAATACCAACCCGCTCGATTGACTCAACCCAGAGTGTCTCCTCGTCGAGATTGGGCAGTCCAAGCGGGGTACGTGTCTGCTCGGTTATTGGATCATGATCAATGTATTCTCGCGCCGAATCGAGGAGGTTTTGGTCTGCAATCCCATCTGCATCGAGGCTTGAATCCGCCTCGATATAGACAACTCTCTCGCCTGGAAAAGAGGTGCCCGCATCCGGCGGTCGACCCGAGTAAGGGAACGCGCGAAAAACTCCAGGGGTTTCAGTCGCCCAAGTTCGGTAATCGACACCGTTTCCGCCTCCACCAACTGTTCGGATTTCATTGAGAATTCGCTCACGATAGGCATCATCGGTTTCGCGTTCCGTCCCCAATGTTTCGATGTTTACTACCGTTGCTTTTGAGCTCACCCCAGCTACCTGGGATTCGATGGTCAAAGTGTCATTTACGTTGAGATTTCCAGCAACACCAGTTTCCTCGCTCGTGACCGTAACCTCAATTTCACCTCCGCTCTCAGATGCGCCCGAATCTGGGATATACCGGACGCCATTGCTATCTCCGATCCAAGCGTTTGTGACATCGACGGAAGTTCCAGAAGCAGCGGTCATTTCAATAACAATTACTGCGGCGCTTGTCGGCTTCCGCACCACTCCATACTCATTGCCGATCCGATCAAGATCTTCGCCCGTCGCAGTAAGCGCAAAGTTTTGCAATATCCGCTCAGCTGCATATTTATAGAGACCGGTTTGGCTACCAGCTTGGATAAATGCAACGACGCGTGAAAAAGCCTGGTCAGTCAAAGGCACCGATTGGTTGAGGGTAGTCTCAAAGGTGGTGACATTCTGCTCAGTTGATTCTATCGTCGTCGGTATTTTCAGCGCCATCGTTTATCCTTACGCCGTCGCAGCGCGAACATCCAGATAGTGCAATGTTACTCGCAGCGTACCGCCCGTAAAATCAGATGTTTTAGCCGTAATGACGATTGACGTTTGAGCTGTATAGATATGACGATTTAAATCTGTAAAATCCGACATATCCGTAGTATCTCCTAATGTCGTCAATGAAACATCTGCCCATCTGTCAACGTCTGTGCCGTCTCCTACTTGATACCCCGAAGCTCCGGTAATGTTAGCTGTAACTCTGGTTGTCACTCCAAGTACATCGACACCTGCCGGAATTGCGTTAGTCCACGTTGTTGTTGCTCCAGATAGAGTAAGCTCTGTTTCTTCCACGCCGAGTCGCGTTGTTGACCCGTATTGTGACCGCCGAACTAACGTTAACATAATCGTCTCCTAATCCTGATCGAGTCTAGCTCGGAGTTTAATTCATTGTTATTCGATGCATCTGTAAAATATGAATCCAATGTTGGAGGTGTGGTGCCCTTATACTCTACCATGCAATCAAATAATGCATTATTATGCACATATGTTAGCGGCGCAGGAGAAGTGACTAACTGCTTGTACATACTGATCCCACTGGTATTTACCGAACTTATCCTATCTGAACGAACGCATAGGATAGGATACGGTTTTGTCCCAGTGTGTACATAACGGTTCGCAATAAAGTTATCGCAAACATTACAGACAATATCCGTGCCATTTATCATGACATCTCTAGGATAACTCGTCACAATCACCGTATCAACATCGGGATTCGGAGCAATTCGACCACCTGTTGTGATTAGACTACCGCCGTTTTCAATTCGGAATAGGGCATTTCCTTCGCCCCAACTACCCGTTGGGTAAACTTTATTTTCACAATCGAAAACGAAACAATTCTCGAGTGTTAAAAAAGCTCCACGGGCGTAAAATCCAGCGCCTCCCTCACCGAATACGCAATTGATGAATTTACTCCCACCACTTACCGATTCAACATTCCATCCGCCCTGGTACAAAATCCAGCAGGATTCGAAAATGGTCGTAGAATACCCAGCGTTATCCTGATAAATACCGTGAGTTGTTTGACCATTAAATACAACATTATTGATTCGGATATAATCATCATCCTTCATGTCGATGCCGATCGTGCCCCCCTGAAGAGTGAGATATCCAATCTCGATATCTCGGATTACACCAGAGGCTGCTGTGTCTTTTATCGATAAAACTGGATTCGCAGTGGTTTGTTTAAGGACTGATGATCTACGACCGCCTTCCCCGTAAACTCCGAATTTAGCTGCGCAATCACCGGCATGCTCAAGAGCTATTGTTGTCTGAATTTCATAGTCGCCGTCACTCGGGATAAAAATCGATTTTCGAGTATTCGGCAAACTGCCCCCAGTGAGCGAAGTGATCATCGAGTTGATGATAGCTCCATTATCGGTTTCCGACGGACTTGCACCCCACCACTTAATATTGTAGGTTTGACCATCAAATTGACGAGCCCAATACCCCGATGAAGACCCGTTTGGTACGATTATCGTGCCCCCATCATCTGAAACAACCCCGACAACCCAGACAAAAATGCCTCCACCCCCATCGTTTACCGATGAAAAACCCTTTGCAATTGCAACTGAGTTAACCTCTCCCTCTAATTGCCTCAGATCTCCTGGAGATGCAGCAGTGCCAATAGTATCCACATTGTATATGCGATTAGCCCAAAGCGGGTCGAGGTCATCATCAAGCGCATTCATCTGTAATTGATACGTCGAATCATAAGGCTTCTTTTTATAATCCGGATATGGGATATTTCGCTTTGTGGTATATCTCGTCATGGCCCTTCTCCAAATTCTTCATCTGCAAAATTATATGTCCCAAATCCATAAGGAATGTCCCCAGGTTCGATCGGCGTGGTAATTCCACCGCCCGCCGGCTGTCCCGCCTGAAATAACCAGTTGATGCCATTTTTAATTAGCACCAACTCTGACTCAGGCAAATTCGGCGGCCGGATCAAAATGCGGGTATCAATCCGATATCCATTAGGATTTATCGTTTCCACGATAGTCTCACTCGCCAAATTGGTATCAATCATGACCTGTAGCGCTTTCCCACCGCGCTGTTTGAGGTCCTCGAGCATCCCAAACGTGATAGGATTGTCATACCCCTCAAGGTAATCTGTACCGAGATGATACGCGGTATTCGAAAAAGCCAGATTTCCTACCCAAGGCTTACCATCTGATTTCGATCGGCGCCGCGTACCGAGACGAATGATGACGAAATTTTCGAGTCCGGCGTCCATTTTCGGCTGGCCATTGACGAAATCCAGATAGGATCCCTCCTTACCTAAAAATAGCCGCGGATCCCCTTGATATACGTTAGTCGCCAATTTCTACGCTTCCCGAACCGGTTGTGATCTCGCCGACGATTTCAGTAGGCGCAGCCAAACTCAACGCTGCACTAACAGCCTGCACCCATGTCCAAAAAACGTCAGGTGATAGCGGATTTGCTACACTTTTCACTTCATCGCCGACCCGCGCCGCCGCAGGACCGCCTTCGTTGATTTTGCATTTGCCATCGGTAAAAACTTTGACTCTGGCTTTTTTCTCACCGCCATATTCGTCAACGCTATAGAGCTCAGCTTCACCGGGCTCAGACTCTGGGATGATACCGTCGTTGACGGCCACTGCGATTTTCATCGCATCGGCAATCGAGAGCACAATAACCGTGGAATTTGTCGGCGGGTTGTAATCTCGACCGCCACTACCATAGAGCTCTACTGTCTGGACATCATCAGATTCAGAGATCTCTACCTGCAACAAAAGAGTATCGATTTCACCCTCTTTGTTTTTCCCGATTTCGTAACCTGTTATGCGCCCAGTATCCATCGCATTCCAATCATATCATAAAATCCATGGTTCGTCTACTACATCACCGGTGTAAACCTGCGGCGGTACTAGACTCAGCTCAGCCGTCTGGCCTCCTGATTCATGCCGGAAAAGTACAGACCGAATCAAAAAATTAAACCCGTCCGGAATATACAACTCTTCGCTCTTTACAGTGAGGATAGTATTTTCCGTCCACAAATTTCCGTCCGGACCATACCATCTCGTGACCGGTATTGTAAACGTCAACGAATCGGCGATGCGCTTCGACCGCTCCCAATCTGCTGCTTTTTTGATATCACCGGCTGTTGTATCATCAGCAGTAATCGTCAAAAATCGACTAATCGGTACATTGTCGTCTTTGCTCACCGCCGTTTTTGTCGCCTGACCTCGGCGCTTGCTGGTCACTTTGTACGCCTTAGCTCTTTTCCGCCCATCAAATTCAGTGTTTGCCGTCCTAAAGGGAGGATATCCTTGCGTTATTGATCCTATCGGTTGCGACGCAGTGTTCGCCTGTGTAAAAAGCAGCTCGCCTTTATTCGTAGAGGTAACGAGCAATGATCGCTGTTTCGCTAATTTCGCAAGAAAATCAAATATTTTCTCAGTTTTGTCGATCGTCACTCGATCAAACTGGCCGCCCACTTCCCCCTCAAAAACCACTGGGATTTGGAACGGTTCAACAAGAGCTTCAGCTACCTGTTTGATCGTCACATTTCGAAATTCGTATGGAGGATTTGGTTTGGTCGAATCAACGATGTCAACAGTATACGAAAATCCTTTAAGATCTTTACTGATTTCATCTGGCTCAATGTTGATACCAACAACATATAATCGACCGGTGATCATCAACCGACCACCGACGTAAACCCGGGCCTCGTTATATCCGAAAGGTCTAAGCGTCCGAAATAATTTAGCATTTTCGCGATTATAGACAATCGTTGCTGTCCAGGCATCGCTGCCCGTATCCATCGTTCGCAATGCAGTTGCCGCCTCAAAAACTAATTCTGTGTTTTCAACGACGATCGTAAAATCGTCGGCTGCCTTGCCTGGCAGATCGATGTCTTTCTGCCCTTCGAGCTCAGGTATTTTTGGAATCGTAAGCGTTTCGCCAGGAAAAATAAGATTCGGATCATCCGATTTCAACGTTGTTCGATTTGCATTCCAGATTTCACGCCATCGGCGAGCCTCACCGTATGCCTGATTTGCAATCCCTGATAGCGTGTCTCCTGGGACTACAACATATGGGACACCGGGAGTTGCCTTAGGCATAGACTACTACCTCCCGGCCAGCTGGCAGAAAAAGAATTTCAGTATCTCTTAAATTATTCGTTGAGATAAAAAGATCAATCAGATTATCGTTATCGCCCCACTCACCATATTCTTCACCAACGATTTGCAACGGGGTTTTCGGTTTCGTCAATTTAAACCGTCGCTCAACGCTCAGATCGTAGGCCGCGGTCAGCAAAGACCGCTGAGCTATTGATGTGATCTGCAGCGCAGTATTAAACGTTTCAGTCTGGCTAAAATATTGAAAATCCAGATCGTTGTTTTCGAACAACACCTGCGATTCGTCGAGTGAATTCGTAATATCGACGAAACTGTTTCGCAAATCAATAGCGAATTCGACAGCTTGCAATCGGCTCTGGATACCTCCTGAAACCGGCACGTCTGGTTTTTGCGGGCCAGTTACCGCGATCTCCGCATTAGTTGCGATAACCGCGGATAAACTCAATTCTTGCACTGACGTTGCGTTTTTTCCCGAAACTGTCGGCTGTGTCGGAGTGAGTCCGAAAAGCTCAGCTGCCAACTCACTGTAAGCGGACAGACGCGATTTGATATCTCGGACAGCGCGAGCTGGCCCTTGGATCAGATTTTGCACTTGGCCGACAAGGCTCAACGGCTTGAAAATCGTTGCGTCAAAAGTGTCTTGAATCCCACGTTGGATAGCCAATTGAGACGCGAAAATCGCATCGTTCGCCGCGGCCAGCGGGCTGAGCACCTTATCGACTGCATTTTGTACTTTTTTTACAGCCTGCTGAATCGCAAAAATCTGAGAAACCGTCGAACTGCGGATATTTTTGAGAAACTGATCCGCCGCGCCAATATTGAGATCATTGTATCGATTCCCGACTAGCCCGGCCAGCTCAGCTGCAGTTTGGAGCGAGGTTTCGTCGATAGGTTCGATCCATTCCGAGGTAAATCGAGTGATATTCCCTTCGCCTACCGGCCGATCTAATTTTGTGATCGACATGAGCTGGAGTCCTAAAAAACCCTCTGTCGGATGTGTCACAGCCCACTGTCCGCGCTCGCGCGCAGCCAGCATAAACCGAAAAGCTGTCTCATCATGATCTCGACCAGCGAAAAAAAATGGGATCGAATAGGTGTCGCTCTCAGCTTCAAGGTCTTGTACTACCGTTCCGCGAACCAGGGGGTAGTTAAACATCCCGAGTTTTTTGCGGATTATCCGATCCGATTCACGCCAAGATGCCTCAAATTCCTGCCCCTCAGGCGAGATGAATTTAATCGACGGCCGTAATCGTTGGCGCCAAGTCATCGCGGCCTCCGAAAATGATCATAGGCGACCCACACGATCAGTATGACGACAACTGTTAAACCTATGATCTCCAAAAAATCCATCAGGGATTCGCCCCCAAAACTTCGGTCCGGATCGGCGGTGCGCCGCGAGTTTTGCCAGTAAATGTCGATCCTTCCGCAGCGCCCGCGAGCTGAATTCGCCCCTCAAATCCGATTTGTTGCCGCACAAGATCGGGGTCGACCGACCGCGGCGCTTCAAACGGCGCCAACTCCTCAGCGCTAATCCCCGGAAGTTGAATTTGTCTAGCTTCAACCGCACGCTGCTGGCCTCGCAAAGACTCTCCAACTCGCATCGCTTTTTGTTGCAAATCTTTGCTGTCCTTAACTGCGGCAATCAAGAGTTTGTTTCGAGCTCTGATCAATTCGACTTGCCGCTGAATTTTCGCAGATTCATCCGGTACCTCTAACTGAGGTATATTCACCCCCGGTATTTGATTTATCGCGCCGATAATTGCATTTATCGCAGTAATTACTGCCCTTTGAATCGTTTCAAATGCTGACAAAAAGATGTCGCGTAACCGTAACACAGATATCTCGATAGTTGCTTTTGCGCTATTCCATTTATTAGCCAGCACGACAATAACAACAATCGCTGCCGCAATTGCTGCTATTAAAATTCCAATTGGATTGGCGAGCATCGCCGCATTCCAGGCCCACTGCGCGGCTTTTGCGATTCCAATTACGACCACAACAGCTTTGATGACCCCGCGTAAATCCCAAAGAGCTTCGCCGAACATCTTTACGCCATCAAAAGCGACACTCATCACGTTAACTACCGATTTGATACCCTCAACAATCGGTTTAACGTCAAAATTCCGAACCGCAACGATTAACCGATCAAGCGCGCCTTCGCCTTTACCGACAAACGCCTCGATGAATTTGAAGCCCACCTCAATCAAAGCCGACCTCAATTCCTTGAGTCTGTTGCCGATGGATTTTCGAATATCGCCAGCCATGCGTTTTGACGTTCCGCCGGCGGCTTCGAGATTTGACCGGAATTCGCGAAGCTGTTTACTCGACGCATTGAGGATCACAGACATGCCCGCGACAGCTCGCCGGCCAAAAATGGTATTCATCGCCGCCGTTTTTTGCGCCGTACCCATTTTTTTCGTCCGGTCACGCAGATCGTCCATAATATCCATCAAATCTCGCATGTTACCCGACGAGTCGGTGAGCTCAATTCGCAATTTTTTAAGCAACGCTTTTGCTTTTGGCACTGGCGCGCTGAGATTGATAAATGCTGTTCTCAGCGCAGTTCCAGCCAAAGATCCTTTGATACCTGCATTAGCCATTTCCGCTGCGAACGTGTTAAATGTTTCAATTGATGCCCCAGCATTCGTTGCAACCGGCCCGGCCATTTTCATGGTCTCGAATAACTGCTCTATATTTGTATTTGCCGATGTAATCGTCGCAGCCATCACATCATTTACTCGAGTGAGATTTTTCTGCAGCTGCGTCGAATCTTTCGTCATCAAATTAAACGCACCGAGGGCGTCTGACGCAATATCCGTAGAGCGAGCCAGGTCTGTATTTGCGATCGTAGCAAGATCAGTCACCCCGGGCAACGCGGCCATGGCTTGTTGAGCGCCGAAACCGGCCATTGCAAGAAAATCGAGGCCGCGCGCAGCATCCGCCGCGGTAAACTGAGTCTCCGCGCCGACTTTGCGCGCCACAGCGCCGAGCTCGTTAAACGAATCAGTGCCTCGCTTAATTACCGTTGGAAATTTCGCACCGGCTGCGGTAAGTGCTTGATCGAAATCGACAAACTCCTCACCAACAGCACGAACTCCTCGAGTTATCCCAGCAAGGCCCCGTTGAATTAACCCTGCGGTAACAATCCCTTTGACTATCGATTGAAAATTCGTTGCTGACCTTGAGGCTTTTGCGAATGACCGAGATGCTTTATCGCCGAATTTGCCAGTAGCGGCCGATTGCCG